TAGATATTCTGTTTGAAATCCAGTACCATCAACTTTTTTAGCTAATAAAATTTCACCTAATGTAAATCCACTAGCATTTGCAACTGACATTGTAGTATCATTTGCAGTGATATTTGATCCAGAAATAGTTGTTGCGTTAGTAACCCATAATTGTCCACCAACTGCGTTTACCGATTCTTTTTCAAATGTAGTTGTTCTTAATGTACCTCTAATTCTTACATTTTCAAATTCTGCAGTTCCGTTACCTTCTGAGGATATTTTCCATCCTTTAAACCCACTCGCAAAGTCTCTTGTTTGAAGAATACCTTGCGGCTTCATAATAAGATTTCCGCCTTGAATTGAAGCAGTGGTAATATCCCATCCTCCAATTGAAGCTGATTTAAATATAGCTAAACCTTGATCGGATATAGAAGATGATGCGTTATTAGCAGTTGATGGATTACCATCTATTAAAGCAGGAGTTTGTATACTATTTGCAGTTACAGAACCTAATATAGTTACTCCATCTGTAATTGTACCGCCTTCTAATAAAATCCTAGATGCTGTTATTTGACCACCAGCTTTTAATCTAAGTTCTTGATCTGCAGATCTAATTTCTTCTGAGCTAACAACAAATCCACCTATAGATGCAGATTTAAATATAGCTAAACCTTGATCAGATATAGATGATGACGCATTTGCTGCTGTTGCTGGAGATCCTCCAATTGTTGCCGGCGTTAATATACTATTAGCTGATACAGATCCTAATATAGTTACATCGTCAGTAATAGTACCACCTTCAATTAATATTTTTGATGCTGTTATGTCGCCACTAGGTTGTATATGATATCCTGAAGAAGATATTTCTAATTGTCCGTTTGCTCCGCTTATAAATTGAGTAGCTGCTTCACCTAAAAAGAATGTTGGAGTGTTTATTGAAACTTCACTACCACTCATTACAATTTTTTCAGTACGTATATCTAATTCACTTTGGCCGTTAGAGCCACTAGTTCTAAATCTAAAATAATTATTTGCATCTGCAACTAATTCTAATCCAACACCTCCATAAGATGTTTCTGTTTGATTTGGTAATGCAGAGCCAGAATAAATTAAAAATCCTGCTGCACCAGAGCTAGTTGCTTGATTAAATCCAGCATATGGTAATGATCGAATAAAACCTGTATTTTTTAATCCTGATATATCTATTCCAGAATCTAATGAGTCAGCTACAAATAATGAACCAGTTAATAAAGAAAATGCACCGTCTATATATCTATTACCGCCTTCGAAAGTTTTATTATTAACATAACTTATGGTTTTACTTTTATTTCCAGCAGTATTATAATATTCTAATTTAAATGATATTTGATTATCACTTTTATGTTCTACTGGAATCAAAGTTCTTAGTCTAGTATAATTTTCAGTAAAACCAAACTCTGAATCTGAAAGTGTTTGAACTTCTGATAGTTGCCATTGTCCATTTTCAATTACAAATAAAATAGATCCTAATCCATCTTTATCTGCCATAAATGTAAAATTAACATCATCATATCTTTGATTTGTAGCAGTAGTTTTTACTTCACCAATTTTTTTACCTAAATTAATTGGAAGTTCTTGATTGAGAATATCACTACCATCAAAGTTAAAAGAAGATCCAGATAAATATATTGATATTTTAGAATCTTGGCCTGGTATTAATTGTGTTCCAATTGCATCAAATTGTATTTTGTATTGAGAATTTTCTACAAATACTCCTTGTATTGAATCTTTTGATTTTATAATATGTACATCATTATATTTAGATATATCAGTTGCACTACTAATAAGCATTGCATTATTTAATGAACTAGTCGACCAAGTCATTGTAGGACCTGTAGTTTCAATATTATTTAAAAACGTTTTACTTTCCCAATATTCATTAATTATACTTTGAGATGTAAAAAATCCAATTGATACATCTGGTAATATTGAACCTGTTGCGTCTACAAAAATTTCAGTAGGAGTTAAATCAATATCATTTAATAATTCATAATCTCCAACAGATCCATTATTACTGCCATATAATTTAATTCTACTAATATCTCCAGTGTCAGGTGATAAGTTTTTTATTTGCATTAAAGCAAATGATTGAGAATTTTGTGTTGCATTATAATTAGGAGTAACATTATATTCAATTGAATATGATGAATTATCAAATTGTGTATATTTTTGTTGTGATAAACTTTGACTAGTTAAAAATATAAACGGATTTTCTAATGTTAATGTTGTATCATTTAATACTTTTTTAATTGTAGTTGTATATGCTGGGGTTGTATTTAATGAAAAATTTGGTACTGGTAATGGATTAATTGGATTTGTAACGGTTAAAGTACCGCCTTTCATATCTGAATTGAATTTCCCTCCAGTTAATATTAAATTAGAGTCATTATTTCTATTAATATATTGTACAGTTCCAATATCATACGTAGTAGTTTGTAAACTTCCGGAGAATGATCTATCTAATTGTACGCCTATTTGCTCATCTATTACGATTACAGGTTCTGATGTGAATATAACTTCACTTTCATTAACAGCTGTTGGAGAAACTGGTATAGTTTCTGACCATATTGTATTAATTCTATTTTGAAATTGTGCTGGTACAACTCTTCCGTTTAATTGTGTTAATTCAGTACCTAATGTTACTATACAATCTCCTTCTGGAGTGTCAGGATATATATAAACTGCTATTACTCTAGACCCATCATCTTCTAAATAATTTAATATTTCATTATATATAGGATCATTATTAGAATCAGTAATTTGTATTTGTAAAATAGAACCAGGTTTTAAATTTGCAGAATTTCCTTGTAACTTGATTAAGTTTTTACCTGCTGTAAATCGTAAAGGAAAATCAGTTATTCTGAATACATCAGGAGATGTGTTTGATGTATCATTAAAAAATAATGTTTTGTTACGTAAATCTGGATTATTTAATTTGCGTTTTTTTGCCATTTTGAATACATACTTCTTTTTTAATAAATATTACGTATGTATAATCTGGCTGAAATTTTCTATTTTATTTACTTCTATTAAATTGTCTACCATATCACGCATAGATTCTACGTGAGATATAATAATTGAAAAATCAAATTTTGATCTAAAATATTCAAATAAATTTGTTACTGACGATATATGTTCTCTATCCAAACTACCCCATCCTTCGTCTATAGCAATAAAATTAGGTCTAGGTAATGCTGAAACATTAATTAAAGCTACTCTAATTGCTAATGAACTCATAAATCGTTCCATACCAGAAGTTAATTCTAGTGGCCAAAAATTATCTTCATCATATATAATATATCCATTAATATTTTTACCATCTGTATTTAATACCATGTTAAAATCTACAACTTGATCTAATACATTATTTATTTCTGTTTCTATTTTAGGCAAAGCTTTTTTAATTAACTCATATGGCACACCGTCTCTTTTTACAGACTGTAAATAATATTCATATGCTTTATATTCAGTTTCTAATTGTTTATATGTTTCTAATTGTTCTAATGCTGTTTTCTTTTTAGTTTTTGCAACTTCTATTTCACCATGATTTGATTTAACTTTATCAGTAATAGTTTTTAAAGTACTTACAATATCAGTTATTAAATTCTTTTTTGTTTTAATTTTTTCATCTATAGATTTATTATGAATAATAGCAGTTTCATTCTTTTTAAATAATTCTTGACGCTCATTAGTTGTTTCTAATTCAGATTCTTTTGTTTGTAAATCACTTTCGAGTACTTGTAATTGTAATTCAAATTTTTCTAATTTATTAGATAAGTCTATTTGTTTTTGATATTTCAAAATTGTATCATTAATTATATCACGTTTTGTTTGTAAGTTAAATTGTTTTGTAAATGCAGTATCTGCTAATTTTTTATTTTTTGGTAATTCTATTTTTGCTTCTTCTGCTTCTTTAACAAAGATATTAGAAATACAATATTTACAAGTATGATCATATTCATATGTTAATAAATGATCTATTTTTTGTTGCTGTATTTTAATTAGTTGTTCCAATTGAGTAAGCTCTTTTGTTACAATTTTTATATCTTTATTTAATATTTCTTTTTTATTTTTTTGTGAATTTAATTGTTTAATAGATATTGATTCAATTGATTCGCCATTTAACAACTCAATTTTTTCTTCTAATTCTTCTATAGAAATTTCTATATTTTCTATATTATCAATTAATTGATTTTCAGTTTTTTCTAAATCAGAAATATCTGGTCCATCATATGACATTGGTTGTTTTGATTCAATTAATTCTACAATTTGATTTTGTACATTATTTCTTGAATTTTGTAAATCATTATCATTTTTTTCTAATTCAATTATAGTATCTTGATTTTCAATAATAATATCGTCAGACTCTTTTATAATAGATCCAAAGTCTATTTTTTTATATGCTTTTAATTTTCCAGCTGTTTCTTTTATTTCTTCTGATGCTAAATGGTATAATTGTTCAAATACTGTAGTATCTAAAAATTGAGATAATAAATCTTTTCTTTCTCTTTGTGATTTTTCTATAAAATTATTATTATCAGCTTGTAATGAAAATGCCGTTAAAATAAAATCATCATATGTTCCTAAATATCGTCTTATACTCTTATTTGTATCACTTCGTTCTTCTCCATTTAAATTTTCATCTTCGTTATAAAAGTTAACATTAACTTTGACATGGCCATGTTTTAATGTTACTCCTTCTCTTTCAATTGTATATAATTTATTATTCAACTTAAATTTAAAGATACCTTTAAATGTAGATTTTTTATTATTTAAAACTTCTTTTGATTTACTTGTTTTACTACATTTATCAAATATTGTATATATTATAGCATCTAATAAAGATGATTTACCAGATGCATTTGCAGCAAATAATCCTATAACATCAGATAATTTAGAAAAATCTACTTTATTTTTTTCTCCATATGAAAACATATTATCGAACTCAAAAGAAACTGGATACCATGTTACATTTCTAACTGATTCTAAAACAGGTAGTTTAGAATTTATAGTTCTATTAATATGTCTAATTGCATCTAATTCTTTTTTATTTGCATCTGGATGATTTTCGTTTATAAAATTTGTTATTAAGTTATTTTGATATTCTACATCTCGAACATTACCTATTGCAATAGATCCATTTTTATTACTTTCAATATGATTCGCAGTACGTTGTATTGATACGTCTTGAACTTTATATTTTTTACGTATAGTTGCTATTAATTTTTTAATGTCAGATGCATCTGTGTCAGTAAATTTAATTCTGACTCTAGGTTTAGCAGGTACTCTATGTGGAGATTTTTTAATTTTTGCGTTTTCTACTTCAAAAGTAACATATCCATAATCATTTTGTATTTCTATAAATTCTGATGTACGATCTGGAAGATCCCATACTAATATACCATGATCGAGTGCTTCTCCATGATTTTGTTGTATTAATGATCCAGGATATCCAATTGTTTTTTTATTGTTTAAGAATTGTGCAGGTTTATGTATATCGCCTAATAATGTTAAATCATGACCATCAAATAATTCAGTAGTAACATGATCATTTGAGATTTGAAAACCTATATCAGTTTTAGCATTATGTACAGCTCCATGATGTAAAGCTATTTTATAATGAGCATCAAATTCTTTTGCTTTAATATAATCTTTTGGAGCAACATCTACTGCCATATGATTAAATACAACATTAGCAAATTTAAATAATCCATTATCTTTTATAAAATGTATATTATTATTATTAATAACATTTAGTATTGGAG